CTCATCAAGTTTAGAGTCAAACTCTTCTTGGATTTCTGCACGGATTGCGGAAGCTTTTGAGTTGATAGCAGCTTCAAAGATTGTCTTTGCTTTGCCTTGGTTCTCCTCACTGAGTTCCAAACCTTGAACAAGAGCATTTAAATCATCTTCCATATCATACTCAACTGTCTCTTCCTCGACAGTTTCCTCTTCAGCAACGATTTCTTCTACTTCAGTAGGCTCTTCTGCTACAATTTCTTGTTCGTCAGTCACTTCTACTTCGTCTCCTTGCTTTAGAGTTTTTCCTTTGCGATTTGTTATCACATCGGCTACCTGTTTTAATGTCGCAGCAGGATCTTTTAACTTAGCACTATCATTAGTAGGGCTATAGTTATCTGGGGTAGGGCCACCTAAGTCCTCATAACTTGGTGCAGTTCCACCAGTAGTTAGTTTTGGCATTGGTTCTGCTGGTTTGGCGTTAGCATTAACAGCAGTCTTAGATTGCTTTGTGCCTACTTCCATTTCTTGTAATTGATTTCCACTAGACATTGAAGGTTTCTCCGATTTACGCTTGATTAAATCTATATTTATTTAGAATATTTATAAGTTTGATAAGAAATTATTAAATAGAGCCAATTTTCGCTCCTCTAATTTCTTCTGTGTAGTCAATGTATCAATCTCTTGATACGTCTTAGCAGCAAACTTCTCACGAAGTATACCACCATCCCACACCCAGTCTTTTCCTTCCATAATTCCCTCAACAAATGCATCGGGAGCAGAAGGATCAGCAACGATATCAGCAGCAGTTGCTAACATGAAATCATCACCAACTATATTTACACCTTCACGAGTTGGTTTCAATGAACCAATACCACGAGAAGATACACCTAATTTTACACCTTCATCTAGAAGTGAAGATGCAATTTTACCCATTGGTGTGCCAAGAAGTTTAGCTTTACCAATAAAGTTAGAACCACTTTCTTTAAGTGATACTATTTTATGTGAGACCCTATCGAGATTAACGGTTGGACCTTCTGGATGACCAAGTTCACCAAGAGCTCTGCCAGATACAACGTGATTTTCGTTGTAACGACCAACTTCTTTGCGAAGAGTTTCCATTGGATACATGCGACCATTACGGTTCTTTATGTTTCCTTGTAAGAAAACACCCTCAATATACATGGACTTCTTGCCGTTTCTAGTTTCGACAAGAAACTCTACTGATTCAATTTCTTCCGTAATGAGTTTCATCAACCTTCCCCTGTGATCTGAACTTGTTGATAATATAATGTGCTTTTTCCAGTGGCAGCACCACCTTTAGCAAGAGCACTCACTTTAAATGAATTTCTTAATTCTGCATAATTGCCAGAACTATATGCTGTTACGATACCAGAGGTATCTGCATCAACACTAATTCTTGTTGAAAAATTACCGTTTCTACCAGATCCACTCCATACTTTAGTTACAGTTGCAAAACCAACTGAATCATCATAATAACTTTGATCTGTTACTGTTAAATTAACACGAGATCCTAAACCAAATGGTGAACCAGTTCCTTCAGGAAAATCGATTAATGTTGTGCTACCAGTAGTAATTCCAACCACTCTTTGAGAAGAGGGTCTGCTTATACTAATAGATGCAGGTTCATTTTTAACAACATAATAACTTGCGGTTGTAGCAGAAGCATCTGTTCCTATTGCAACATGTGCTCCTTGAACAGCATCAGCCCCTACGAGAACAACTCTCAAAGTATCTGATTGTTGAGCTATTCCACTACTTGTAGTATTTGCAGTATCAGTTGTTAATGCTATGGAAGCACCACTTCCTACGGGTTGATGAGCCATTTATACAAACCTTATAGTATTAAAATTCATTTACTAGTTATTTATAATTACTCTTCTTCCTGTTCTTCAGCATCAACTTCTGTTTCTACTTCCGTTTCAGTATCTAAAGCTGCATCAACTTCTGATTGAGTAGGTGCATTATCAGAATTAAAAACACCAGATGCCACAGCAGGACGATATTCGTCAACACGAGATGATGATTTTGCGTATAAGATATCTTTTATCTTATCACTAACTTGTGAAGCCGAATCATCCGCAGCAATCATATCCATAAGTTCATCCATAGTATTAGTGTCAAATGAGTAACTATAATCTATTTAGACACTATTTATTGTGACTGAAAATTATACTCAAGAATGATTTTACTTAAAGTATCTTTCATTGCCATCATTTTTTCTTTTTCACCGTTCACATCCTTAACATTTTTAGGATACATTCGGTGAAGATAATAAGAAACTGCAGTATGCAACAAACGAATATGTTGCATATCCCAACCCACTTTTAAAAATGGTCTGCCAGCCTCATCTCTTTGGGGCTGATCCATGTCCATTAAATTTCTCCGCCTTTTGGTTTAACTATATTTGCATCCATAGTTGATGCTTTACTATCTACATCCATAGATCTAAGTGCAGCATCTGGTTCACCACCAGCACCATTATCACCAAGTTCTCCTTCCATTGGCATTGGTCTCATTCCACCACTACCTTCTGGATCTAACATCATCTCTGCTGGATCAGGAATAATTCCATCCTTTATTTCCTTTTCAATCTTTTCATCCTCTTCAATAATTTCTTCATCAGTTTGACGTAGAACCTTACGTCTAACCCAATCCTGAGAATAATACTTTCCAATATATGGTTCTGTAGTAGCAAGTAATGCTAATCTTTCATTCTGCAATTCTGTTTCTTTTAATTCAGTGAAGTGATTATCGTATAAGAAATCAAACTGAATATGCTCACTCATAACCTCCCAGTCTTCAGGAGTAATTACATTCGTTAGAAGTAATTGAGTTCTAAGCATATCACTGAACATATTTGAGAATCTCTTTCTCAAACGTCCTACAAACTTACTAAATTTAACTTCGTCTCTTAATATCTCAGAGGATCTTCCCAGATTGAATCCTCCTTCTCCGTCCATTCTTGATGTGGGTACGTTGAGCGACCTATATAATTTCTTTTTGAAGTACTCAATATCCGTGATTTCACCAAGGTTTTGACCTCCAGGTAAAGTAGAAATTTCAGTTCCACGACCTCCTTCCCTTCTAGGGAGCCAGAAATCCTCAAGCATTGCCATGTACTTTTTGTCATCTCGGACTTCTCCTGTGTCAGCATTGTAGACAAGTTTGTTCCGATATCTCATCATCACGTCACGGAGGTATTGCTCTGCTTTAACCTTCGGTAAATTTCCCACATCAATGTAGAAAATCCTGCGCTCTGGAGCACGGGATAGTCTATATATCACTAAACTATCTTCAATCATCCTTAATTGATTGAGAGATTTGATTGCTTTATGTAAATATGAAAGAGTAATTCCTTTATTTCTATCAACTAAACCTGATGTGCAGTATGTTATTGCATCCTTTGCAATTTTAATTCCCTGATTTCCACCCATTGGAGATGCATTACCCACTGGATATGTCTGTTTTGGGGTAAACATGAAATATTCTTCTATCTCTGGAAACTCAAATTCCATTGGGTTATCGTTATTTTGATTCGTAACCCTAAACTTATCATCCTTATTCTTTTTCTGTTGCCTTACATAACGCATTTTCATTGCGTCAATATATCTTATTTCTTGAATACCTGCTTCAGGATTCTTTAAATCTATTATTTTATGATAGTATAATCTACCATCTACATACCAATTCCTATAGATTTCATGTGCTTTCTTATCAAAATCCATCAAATCTTTGATGAATTTAAAAGCATGTCTAACCTTATCCTTAATACCATCACTAGCATTAAGATTATCTAAATTAATTTCTACTGGACTATCGTTTGTATCTGATACTAATGCTTCACTTATAATATCTTCTATAGCACTATCCGCTTCTGGATGAAGTGCCATTTCTCTATATCTTTTAATTAACTCAAATTCTGTTTTATAAACTCCTTCAATATCAACATAAGAACCAAAAAAACCACTACTCAAATAATAGTCATTCCCGTCCTCGTTATTAGGAGGAACGGGAGAGACCGCCGTTTGGGGTAGTGATTGTTCGTCGGTGTCCTCTATCGAGAACCCAAAGAGTTTTGCCATGATTACGAAACTTTTTTACTATTTATCAACCCTAGATTAGTTAGGATTTCCAGCCCCTGTTAATCTGAGAGATTGAACTTGGAATTCAACAGTGAACTCCTCTATAGTATCACCTGTATCGTAAGATAAGTCAATAGCTGAAACATTTGTTGGAAATATATTAATAAATTCGTATTCTTTTAATACTACATTTTCAGTTCCACTATTGTTCTGACTGCTTTTTTCTGATCCTCTACCAAGTTGGTATACTTTAGCATTGACCATATAGGCAGATGGGTCAGTTGTTCCCATATTATCATCTAGATTAGCAATTTGCTGTGTCCAATTTTCAAAGGCATTTCTAAATCTGAAGTCTTCATCGTTGATAACCGTGATAGTCCACGTATCAATTGTTCTGTCTCCAGCAACTTTAAAAATTCGACCTCTGAATGGGATG